TCCACCGTGTACAAAGAAAACTTTTCTATTGCCAATCTTCTCTGTATCCTTTATCATATCATACAGGATTTGACCGTGTTTGTCAACCATTTGATAGAGTATTAATGTATTTTTGCCTAGGCTAACCGCAAGATTCTTAATGAATTTATTTCTAATTTGGTTGGATATTAGATACTGTATTTCTTCTTGGTAAGTTTTGTCTTTATACTCTAAACATTTCTCATCTGGATGTTTTAATATGAGGCATTTAATCTCAAAGTCAGACACCTGATTCTTATCAATCAATTCTCTGGTACTAATTACTTTGTTTACAGGTCCAAATAAACCTTCTAATACAAGCTTATGAGTTTTAGTACCATCTAAAGTACCTGTAAGACCAACACGATACTTGGCATTAACACAGGATGTCAGTATGGTTGTAAGTGATTGTGCTTTGAATAGATGAGCCTCATCACCTATTACATAATCAAATTGATGAAAGTATTCTTTAGGCAACTTATATAAAGATTGCCATGTAGAAATTATTAAAGGTTTGCTTGACTCTTTGTCTTTACCTTGATATACTCTGTGTAAATGTTCTTCCATGTTATCGTTATTGTAATCGGCAAAGTCCGAGTACAATTGTTCAACCAAAGATGTGGTTGGAACGATAACAAGGCCTTTGAGATTTTGATATTGTTGTAATTGACGAAAGATAAGATAGATGATTAATGATTTACCTGAAGCCGTAGGAGATAATAACAATGCTCTGCGCTTACGCATGGCATGAATATAACCTTCTATTTGATGTTCTCTTACCTCAATTGGTTCACCACGAGCATGGATTTTTAAATCGTCTATGAATTTTTTGGCATGGTACAAAGGATAATCATCATCAACAAAGTTATGAGTAAATGTATAATCACGCTCTTGGCAAAACTCCTCTACATTATCAATAAGACCCATGTATATTTGAGAGCTTCTAGAATCAAAAAGTCTTATCTTTCCATCCCATATTTTATTACGATAGGCTGGAACAAAAGTATAACCAGGAACAAAGAATGTAAAGTATTCTGATATTTCCTTAGCAATGTGTTTTTCACATTCTATTCTGGCATATACCTCATTTACTTTGGAGATGGTTAAGTGTTCTTTATTGTCCACCAATAAACTTTTCCCATGATATAAAATCACGCAGTTGCCAGGTTCTTTGTTTCAATTCATTCATAATAGATTCAATTACAGATACCGTTTCTTCATGGTACACTTTCTTCTCAAGCAGTTTGATTAGGTCTCCGTCTGCTTCTAGATAGGTGGTGATGTCCGATTTGAGTGTAAACTGAAATGGAGTCCATCCATATTCATCTAGTTCTTCTTTGGACATTTTACCTGTATAATATTCCCATTTAATCTTCCGCATACGGAGATAATCAAAGTGTGCCTTCTTTGAGGCTATTTTATGCTTGGTGAGTATACTGAGGTATTTGTTGTGTAGTTTAGGTATCTTCAGCAGTTCTTTGCCAGGTTCTGTCTGGTCCATGTCTGCATCTGTTTCCCAATACTTTAATACTTGTTCTAGATTTTCCATAATATTTTCAAATAATTAACATCAAATTTACATTGTAACACAACTCATGTTAAGGTGTCAAGCTGCTGTGAATTCAAAGTAATCGTAGTTAAAAGTGGCACTAGCCGTAAGGATGTCATTGGCGTCTGCTTTGGTATCAAATTGAATATCTGATAATGATAAAGGGAAAGCATTATAATAGGTAACTCTCATCAAAGGATTATTTAAAGCCGATAATATTGTTAATGTGGCATTAGAATAACTTTTAGGACTTGTTGTTCTTTTACTTTGTAAATCAGATAATCTATTTCTATCTTCAAATCCTGTTGGTGCTCCCATTGCTCTGAACCAATTATATATTTCTTTCCAACCAACTAAACCTTCGTCTATTGTAAAAGATACACTAAGATTACTATAAGTTAGTTTATTACCAGGTGCATATATGTCTAACATTGGAGTATTAATGGTAGCTTGCCCCATTGAAACTCCAGGTAGATTTACTTCTTGGCAAAAATACTGAACAGTAGGCATCCTATCAAAGCTTAAAATAAACTTTGAAGGTTGTAAGTAATTTGTATTCTGAGGAGCTCTAGTGAGTACTGTCATTTATAAACTTTTTAAGGTCAACCATCTTTTCTTTTTCAATCATAGTAATTATATTACTTGTCAAATCAATTTCTTTTTGAATAAAAAACATCCTTAACTTGAGTTCTTCCAGTTGTTGATTATAATACTCAAGTTCTTTTCTTTTTCTGGATCGTAAATCCAAAATTTCATCCAGAAGAATTATGTTTTTATTTTCTTCCATGTAGGTATTTAGGCCATAAAAAAAGAGACCTCCGAAGAGGTCTCTCTAAAGTATCACTCTATGGTGATTTGATTACATCAAGTTCTTAACGCCAAACAAACGATAGTAAACGTTGGTACGTGCATCTAATGTGCCTGTACCAGCAGTTAAACCTTTTGCAAATGGGTTAGCGACCATACCGTAACGAGTCTTGAATCCAATTTTTGGTTGGAATGTGAACTGGTCAACAGCACGAACCATTTGGAGAGGAACGTATGGGCAATAGAAAATACCAGCATCATATGGTGAAGAACCTTTGTAACCGATAGTTACGAGTTCTTGGTTAGAAGTATAACCACCAAAATATGGGTCGATATAAACTTTGATTCGGCCATGTAACAAACCAGCAAATGTGTTACCTGTATCATCTACCTGTAAGTCAGACTGTAGAGCAGGTGTATAAGACAATACACCAGCCATTGCCATTGCAGAAGCTACGTCAGAAGAAACAATAAGAACGTTACCTTTACCTCTACGAGTTTGCTTAGCAATTACGTTAGCATCACGTTCAATTTGGAAAATCAAGCCTTTGAAACGCTCAACAGACCAACGACCGTTAGAGTCAGTATCTAAGTCAAAATAACCAGCAGTAGTAGTACCATACTGAGCACCAGCAACAGCACAAGTATAGATTGTACGGATAACTTCACGGTTAATTTCAGCTAAGATTTCTGTAGACAGAATATTAGACAATTCTGTTTCAGCATCAAGACCATGAATTGCTTTTAAGTCTTGTGCTAGTTCTAAAGAATACTCTGCCTTTAGAGCACGGGATTGAGCAGTAACAGTAACTTTGTCAATTGTGAAAGCCATTTGAGCAAAAGCAGCACCAGACTCAGAACCTAACAACTCAGCGTTAGCTGTTGGGAATGCAATACCAGAAGTAGTTGCACCAGAAGTTACGTTTTGGAATGTGTTTGCAGTATCAGTTGTTAATGTACCTTGAAAACCGTATGGGTTATTGGCAGATTTAACACCAGAGAATACTGTATTTGCTTCATTAAAGAAAGCTTCAGAACCAGATTGACTTTCGTAACGAGCACGCATTGCGAAAATTAATCCTGTAGGACCTGTCATTGGTTGTACACCAGCAACGTCATAAGCGATTAAGTTAGGTAATGAACGGCGTACTAAAGAAATCAAGATTGGGTCAAAGTTTTGAACACCACCAGCTAAGTTTGTAGGACCAGTATCAGTTAAAGTTTCGTTTAACTGTTGACGGTCTTGAGCCATAGCTTGACGTTGATTTTCAAGAATTACAGTAGTAACTGCACGCTTGTACGGATCTTTAATAGGCTCTAATTCTGGATGATCCAGAACTGGTGCCCAAGTTTTTGATAATTCTTCGGTTAGATACATTTATTTCTCCTTATTAGGTATCTTGTTTTGGTATTTTATTTATTATTTTACCAAAGTCTGTGAAATTGATTTTGCATAATAGTCGATTTCAGAATTGGAAGACTTGATAGACTTCTTTTCTTCTTCGAGTAACACTTCGTCATCTAAAGCATCAGTAGTTGCAACTTTCACATCAGCTTTGAAGTATGATTCTTTCAAAGTATCAAGTTTAGTTGTAAACTCTTCCTCAGTAGTAAAGTCTACACCCTCTGCGAGCGACTTCATTTTTTCTACTTGAGTTTGC